TTAACAAAGCGTTAACCTTAACTGTCACCCAAAAAGATTACTTTTACCTTATATAAATTATTAATTATGACTACTTACCAATTCTCTTTTACCGACTCTCAGATCTCTGCACTTAGAACCTCACTTGACACTAGGATCCAAAGGATTGATTCTATGATCGAGATCTTCCGTAACGACACAGACAGCAAAATTGACTCTACGTGGATGATTAGTCAATATGGCAAAGAGCGCGTAGAAGCCGAGACTTTATTGCAAGAACTAACCAACGCGACCAGCTTTTTGCCTACCGCGTAAGCTTTCACCTAGAATTTAAATTTTACCAGATCGCAATAATCAATTATATTTACATAGAACAATTAAATCAAAGTTATGAGCACATCTATCTATTCTAATTCAGGAAATATTATCGGACTTTCTATTGCTGACGCGATTGCTAAAGCTCCAGCTATTGCGGCTACTGCACCTGCTGCACACATTAACCTTAAGAGGTATAAGTTCACGCCTACCACCGAAGTCATCTCTCACATGAATGATCTTGGTTACGTATTAACCAACGCTAAGCAAGCCTCGTCTAACCAAGAATTACGCCAGAATTGGGGTACCCACATCGTAGAGTTTCAACATCCTGAACTTACTATTAAAGGTTCTGATGGCTCTATCGAAGGCAAGCCTACCGTAGTCTTGGTAAACTCTCATGACGGTGTAACGCCAATTAAATTTGAGATGGGCATGTTTAGGTTGGTATGCTCTAACGGACTTATGATCAAGAGCACTGACTTCGGTGGCTTTAAAGAGAGACACACTCGCTTAGACTTTCAAGGCATCAAGAATCTAATGACTGAAAAGGTCGAGAGCATGGGTTCTATGGTCGACAAGATCAGTCGTTGGAACGGAGTAGAGATGTCAGCAGGACAACGAACTGCATTTGCTATCGAGGCCTTGGCTATGAGACTTAGTTCTGATCGTGTAGCTGATGATTACGAGATCAACGAGATCTTAAGCGCGAGAAGAAACGAAGATCTACCTAACACTTTATGGCATGTGTTTAACCGTGTACAGGAGAATCTAATCAAAGGCGGCTTTCAAATGAACAACCGTACTGCTAGGCCGATCACCAATCCTATACAGGACATGACTTTAAACCAAGGCCTTTGGACTATCGCTGAGACCTACGCGAACTAGTTTAGAAAGCCAAAAGCAAAAAGCGGGTCGCTAGCAACCATTAGCGCATCACTAGCAAACGCTAGCGTCCCGCCAAAGCTCGGCTTATCGGAGCTAGAGCTTACTAGCAGGGCCCCCAGGCCCTTAGATCAAACTCCAACTCCCAGAAAAATGGCCTCTTTTAAAACTATATTTACAAATTTACACACATGCAAAACAGTTACACAACATCACCTTTTTTCGGAGACTTTGCTACAGCTATCAAAACATTAAGAGAAAACATGACTTACGTCGAGTTCGATAACATGCTCAAAGACATCTCAAAAGCAAACGACAAAGGCAAGTTATCCGAATTCATTGACCAAGCCGAATACTTTTACTATAACGAAGGCACGGACCTGGCATTAGCTTTTCACTTCGCGTGGTTCGACCTTATCCAGGACCAGGGGGAAAAAATCTAACTAAATCAAAAACATAAATCTAGAAATATGACATATAATTCAGAATTAACAATGGCAGTTACCTCAAACCACTTCTCACTTTACCAGGCTTTTAAAACTGAGGTCGAGAAACTAGGCTGGATCTATAATGACGAATTTAGACCGTTTAAACCTCACGAATTTAGTCATGACTGTATGTACTTCAGCTTTGACTTTACATACATGAAAGGTCAGCCAGCTTTTGCTTTAAGCTGTACCTCAGACAAGTCTTTCCAGCTAGAATCTGAATTTGCAGAAGCGCTTCAAATGGCTAAGCAGATTATCAAAAGCTTTTCTATCAAGACTTTCAAGCTTAATGATCTGTTTTTAGCAGACATTGATCCTAAACAAAAAACAGTAACTGTATATGAAAAACAGTTTGGTATACAGTACGGCGAAAGGTTTAGCTTTGACAAAATACGCGAGCTTACTGACTTGATCAACAAGCTTGAGTTACTTTAAATGGACCGTTTCGTAAATAAAACCAAGAAAAAGTAAATCTAAATATATGCAAACAATCACGCAAAAAATCCCACAATCAGAGTTAGACATAGTTAGAAAGGTAGTAGCCTTATTTCTTGACTCATGTGAAATCAATGACCACGACCGACTTGCTGTGTGCACGCATGACGAGTTTAATTCCTTAATGAATCTTAGTCACCTATCAGAGTACGAAATATCAGTTACTTTGACTAAGGATGAGTATGACAAATTTTGGATCAACCACGGAGTTGAGTTTCCTGACTATGAAAAAGAGAAAAGACTAGCCTTTCTAATTAACGAATACGGGCAAGACGTGGTAGATCAAGTCTCTAGTGATCTTAAAAAAGTTGGTTTCGAGTCTGCTAACTCGGCCTACGTGTTGTTAAAGCGGTACTGTCATCGTGAGTGTCTAATTAATATGACTAAAGACACAGACTGTTAATCAATCACCAGAATCACATCTAAGCTGCAGGATCAGTCAGGTCCTGCAGTCTTAATGATGTATCGTAATAGAATAAAAACAGCCAGAATAAGCTCTAAATCATTTAAAATGAGAAAGGCCCTTAATTTTGTAAAAAAGCTATGGATCAAATTATTCGCACTATTTATGGTCTGCACGCCACTACTGTTTGTGTACTGTTTAGTGACTAGCCCAGTAAACACCATAGTCACATTTGCAGTGCTCTGGTGCGCGTTTATGTATTTATTAATACCTACAATGTGCGTGATCTTTTTAGTCTGGGCGTTCTTCTATGTGATCTGGGTGATTGTTAAATGGTAATGACCCTGGGTGGCCTGGGGATGGGATTTAGGTTTTGTTAAGGTTTTTAAGCTTTTGTTTAGGATTTCGCAGTCCTGAGGTCCTAGGTTAGACAAACTAAAAACTTTTAAAAAAAGTTGGCCTAAACTGTATTATTTAAAAATAAAGTTATACTTTTACTCTGTCACCAAAACAAAAGCACATGTTTCAACAAATCTTGATCAAGGCTAAACGCCGCGCTAAGCAATTAGATATGACTGTTAAGTTTTCTTTTGAGTCGCACACTTATTTTGTAAGTCCTACTGGCAAAGTTGAAAAGTCTAATGTAAGTTATCAGCTCTGTTAGTGTTTTTGGTCTATCTAATTTTTTAATTTAAAAATAAAAGTTATGTCAAGAAAAACAGTGTCAGTTGTAGAAATGTTAGAGTTCGCAAACGAATCATTAGCTCAAGACTATAATTCAATTGAATTTAAGCTAGGTATATGTTCAATGATTGAGAAGATCTTAATAAAGTCCGATAATTATAATGGCTTTATGTTTCTTAATCCAGATGCCGCGGCAATTGATTATTATCCTGAAATTAGAGAGTACAAGCCAAATGCCGCTTATATGACTAGAAAGTATTTCTCACCAAAAACCAAATAGTTATGACACATATAGAATACACACTTACGGTAGCACAAGATCTTTATCAATCTAATGGTAGTACAGAAGCTTTGCATTACAAAAAAGGTGATAAAGTAACTGTCAACCAAAAAACTTTTGAAGCACTTAAAAATGGTGAAACTGTGAATATGACTATGTCTTCAGGCATGAATGAGTTTTCGTACCTAAATTATAATAAGTACGATTTTGAAAATGATGTAACAGTGCTTAAGATTATTACTGAAGTTGGTACTGCAAAATTAGGACAAAGAAATAAACAAAATAAATAGTTATGAAAAAAATTACAGTAAAAAAACAATTAGTAGACTTTATGATTGCAAATGGCAATGACTTTAGATACACTGACATGATTAAAGCTACTCTTAGGATTTGTAGAGGAAAAAATTATGTCTACACTCGAGCTGATCGTGGATTTTATGGCACAAACTTTTGTTCTGATAATGGATATATGGTAAATGGTGGCGGTGATTGCGGAATTTATAAAAATGAGAATGGTAGATGGAGCGCAAAGTATTTTACGAAAGATGACATGTTAATTAATGCAATCACAAGACAAGTTACAAAACTAGTTAGGCAAACTCAATACGCTGAATTCAGATATAGAGATCTTTATAAAAGATACATAGGAACTGGTCCTGATTATGATTCTTATATTCGTAAAGAATACTTTAAAGACATAGAAACGGCTAAAGAAACAACAATTAAAAAGATAAAAAAAGCCGTGACTAAGCTAGTTTAGTTTTTAATATTATTAGATATTTATAATTAAAATTAGAATAATGGAAAATAATTTTGACTTAACGTCATACTTAAAAAAGAATACACTGCTTAAAGAAAACATTGGTGGTTACAGAGATATTACGCCTTTAAATGAACTAGGTAATTCTGGTTATGAATCAATGGCTGATAATTGGAAATGGCATGAAGAAGAAGCCGAGGAATTAGCCGCTTCATATAAAGCCGCTAGAGAAAAAGAGGCAGCTGAAAAGGCTGAAAAAGAAAAAAAAGATAAAGAAGAGTCAATCAATGAAAAAGATTATTCAGACTGGGAAGATGAAGGTGGTATGAATGGAATGGGTTGGCAAGATGATGATGATGAAGAACAATTTCCAGACGAGAGAGAAATGTTTTTAGGACAAGGCGGGCAAGAGATACTAGATAAGATTAAATATTTAGTTGGCACTGGATTTCCATTACAAGACATCATGAAGCAAATACGACAGCACTCTAATTATATTCAAGGGCCCACGTTAAATAAAAAATATAAGCAACCAATGCTAGAAGATGATGACAGTTCTCTTTTTGGTCCAAATATTGAAAAATCTATACCAGGAAACTTATCAGACTATTATAGAAATGCAGAGCCACAAGTAAAACATGTTGCTAATGAGCTAGATGAAATATTAGATGTGCTTGTTAAAGATAAGAGTAGATTAGAAGAGTTAACTGATCTTATTGTTGCTTTAAGTGATGCTTACGCTGAAGAGAGAATTGATCTTTACAATAGCGATGATTATTAAATAAAAAATAAAATCTCAAAAATAAAAGCCCCTACTAAAAAGATAGGGGTTTTTTATTCATCTTTTTTTTGTATATTTACAATCTAATAATAATCAAATGAAAAAAACAATTCTCGTTCTCGCGGTTATCGCCTCTTTAATTTCTTGTAATGGATCTTCTGAACCTACCATTAATGATTCAGCTCTAGTTTCTGGAGATGACAGTTCCGTAATTTTGCCTAGTCTTACTGATAGTGCTAAAGCAGAACTTGATACTTTATCTGTTAAGTAATTAGCCACTAGGCCAGTGGATCGAAAACTCAGGAATGCCTCTTAACAATGCACACTACTTCTCTAGATCGTTAGCTAGCGGTGTAAAGTAACTCCACTGGAGAACTGAGTTACAAATAAGGTTGATTGGGAATTCTATCTGGATGAGGAGGTGTAGGAACCGAAGTAACGCCAATCGTAAAAGTAAATGTCCACGCACCCATCTTTTACTTTCCTTTTTTAGTCAGGTGGCGTAAATGGGAATGAATACCATCTTGGGATAACGTCATTGCGATGATAGTATCATTTAAAAATGCAATGGGATGCAGGTTCAAATCCTGTCCTGACTACGCAAAAAACAAATGAGCCTAGTTTCCTTACCCTTTTAAGGATGGGTTTTAAAAGCTTAAACAAAGTCACATAGCTTAACTGGAAAAGCAGCCTTTGTTTTGCGAGTTGTGGGTTCGACTCCTACTGTGACTACGAGGCCAAAGTAACTTAAAGAGAGGGCCAAATGGAGAATCTGTACAACTTATCTAGGTTATGTATAGTGCGACCGCCGGTAAAGATCTCAGCAAGTGACATACGGGGAGAGACCCGACCAGGACTCTTAGCTCAGTTGGTTAGAGCGTCTGACTCATAATCAGAGGGTCGTAGGTTCAAGTCCTACAGAGTCCACATTTATTATACTAAATATAATATTTATTAGTAACAGAAAGTAAATTAAAAAGTTTCGAATGTCAACACAACCATCATCAAAGTGGATTCAGCCTACTAGATACTACGAAGAGTTTATCTACTACTACACCTTAGCAAAAAAACAACAAGAGCTTTGTAATTTAGGAATTGAGAAACACGCTACTTGTGGTATCCAAGATGATCTTATGCTTCACGTTGAACTATATGATGTAGTTGAGCGTAAGTATGCAGGATTTTCTCAAATCGTTAATGATGTATTTTATGGATGGACAGAAGATCATCCTTATTGGAAAAAAATGGAGCAAGGTCTTTGCTTTAAACAAAGAGAGACAGTAGCTAAGAATTGGACTGGTAAACAAGATATATTTGGTCTTAAAGAGTGGATCTATCTTTTATTATTTCATAGACTTACAGGATCAGGCATTAACTATGCTAAGAAGCCTTCAGGTTATCATAACACTCTTTTATTTGAGATGAATCAAGCAGATAATATTCCACAAATGGTAGATATTATTAAAGGAGCTTGGCGACCTTTCTATACTTCTGTTGGATATCAATTTCCAAGTTTTCCAAAACCACAAGGAAAATATAAAAGAGGCGGAGATTATTTTATGTGTGAATTCTTGCCAAAACTATCAGAAGCTGTAGCAAGATTTCTTGAGACTGGTCCTAAAAAAGATCTTAGAGAGATTGGAGATTTTATGTTCGCTTGGAATAAAGATAATGGTCTAAGAGCTTATAAGTTTCAGTACGCTGCGTTTATTGCAGATATTGCAGATTGGTTTCCAGATTTTGTAAATAGAGAATCTGTGTTCTATTATGGTACTAACGCTAAAGAGTGTATCAGTTATTTAGCTAAGAAGTCTATCAAGATGGATGAAATTTCTTTCTTAGATTCTGTTATGCAAAAAGTATATGAAGACACTGGCGGACTCCCATACAATATGGAGGATGTTGCATGTGACTTTATTAGGTGGATTGAGAATTATGTAAAACCTGGTTCAGACTATGATCATCTTGATTTCGACCACGTATGGAACAGTTCTTCTATAAAAGATCATCCTTATGGTCGTCAAAAAGCAATGCTTGATCTTAATCTAATTCCTTCTTTTAATGGAATTAAAGATCATCCATCAGATGACAAAATTATAAAGTCAGTTAATATTACCGAAGATCAATATAAAGAAAAAGTAAAACTAATCTATAGTTTATGATAGCATATAATAATACATGTGAAGTAGAATTTAGAGGAAAGAAACCAAAAGATAGTTGGATGAAAAACTGGACTATTGATCAAAGATTAGATAAGTTCTTTGAGTTTTGTCAAAAATTTGATGATCGACAAGATCCTCTATTAAAAGATGAATACCAGATTTTTAGTCATAGACTTCATTGGCATGAGCATCCATATTGTGAGCTTATGCAATCAGTTACAGATAATGAATTAAGAATGTACTATACTCTTGTTTTCTCTTTCTCTAATGAACATTGGGGAACTCTAACAAAATTAATGAATGAAGGTAAAGAAGCTACAAGAGAATTCTTTGTAGAGAATAGACATGCTAGAAATGATCTATTTCAAATCTATTATCCTAAAGGAACTAATGTTAAAGATTGGCTTTTAGACGGTCCAAGAAAAGCAGCTAAAGATCTTGCTTACGTTCTTGATGAAGCAGATAAAAGAGGAACTCCTTATACTATGATGGGATTTGCAAAGATACTTGAGAAGTACTTTAAACAACATCAAAACTTTAGAAGTCCATTATATCCTTGTAAAAATACTGCAAGATATATCGCAATGAGTTATCCTCATTTGGTTAATCCAGAATCAATTCTTTTTGGAGGAACAGGACATTTCGATGGTCTTCATCAAGTATTTGGTGGACAGAATCTAAATGGTAAAGTAAAGTATACTATTAATGAGAGCGGAGAATTTATACCTGAAAATAAACAAGCAGACACGTGGCTTTATCAAATGGATCTTTTAGTTAATCATCCATCTAATCCTATGACTAGTCAGAAATATTTAAATGTAGAAGATAAAACTTGCTTTTTTTGGAAACACATAGCTATATCACATGGAGAAAAACGACCAACAAAGAACATTCCTTATACTTGGATATTTGATTCTAAATTTAATCTTGGTAATAATCCTGACTTCCTGGATCAGATAATTCAAAGGGAATTAATGTACTAATAGATCTTAATTAAAGATCTATCCAGCAGTCTCAGGTGAATCTTGGGACTGTTCTAGGATCTGACCTGTATCCTTACGAAACCATTTACCGTTTATATTTTCATTATATGAATCTACATGTAACACTTCATACTTAATTTGATAATAAACTTCGTAGTAACTCATTTCTTTCTTGGTATAACATGGTCTTAAGATCTTTCTTTCAAATCCTTCTTTACCAAGATTTGTAATATCTTCTAATAAAGTTTTTGAACTTCCATAATAGGATTGCCAGTTGCTCTCTTTTACTTCTTTCTTTTTCTTTGGAACTCTACCTGGTTTTGCCCAAGCTTCGATTTCTTTCTTTGTAAGCTTTTTGGTAAGGTTGTTATGAAGTATTTTTTTACCTACGTAGATTCTTCCGTTGTCCTTATTTTGTATGAGATAGACAAATCCTACGCAGCTTTCTGGAAAATCAGATAACTGTTGCATTTCTTTATTTTCGTGTAACCAATTCATTAAAACTATTTAGTATAAATATCGACTATGCTATTGTAGTTATGGTTATTTACACATTTGTTACATTTATAGTGCCAGCCATACCTGAATGGAATTGACAGATGTAGTAAAGCGTAGAAGGCGCATCATATGGAACTACAAACGTTATTGTTCCATTATCAATTCCATTATTAGTTACTCCACTATTATATGCATTACCTGTACCAGTCACTGGTGTTGTTTTTATCCAAAACGGATGTCCACTCGCGTTTATATTAAAGATATAAGTTTGACCTTCAGTTACACTTAATGTTGGATTTGATCCTCCGTTTATTATATAATTAGATGAGACATTATTAGTTACAGTAAATACAGTTGGAGCTGCTGTAGTTGTACTAGTCGTAGTACTAGTAGTTGTTGGAGCTACTGTAGTTGTACTAGTTGTGGTAGTCCCAGGATTCGCAGTTGTCGTAGTGCTTGTAGTACTAGTTGTGGTTGGAGCTGTTGTAGTGGTACTTGTTGTAGTACTAGTAGTTGTAGTGTTTACAATTTCTATATTAGGAGCAGATCCTGGAATACTTGCGTTAGCATCATCTCTATCAAATTTAGCTAGTCTATTTGTTGCACCTTTATATGGAATCGAATACTTTATTGGATTCGTGTTAGATAATCTACTGGGACTAATATTTTTTAACATGTCTTTAGTTTTTTATGAATCCCACTTAATTACAAAAGTAATATCAGTATTTGATGGAATAGGGTAAGGAGTAGATAATTTTCCGACTACTAATAACTCATTAGTGTCATTATAAAGTCCTATTGTCGTAGCGTAAGGATGAAAATCAGATCCAGTAATATAATCTATATATTGTCCATTTGATCCAGATATAGTAGCACTTAGATTTTGAGTATAATTAAAATCATTTTCATTTACATGACATCTTACTTCATTTTGGTAAATGGTAGACTGAGCTTGAAAAGACATTGTAAATGGAGAATATGGTATTGGCATCAATTATAAATATTGACTTTGTAGATTATTACCTATAAAATAAAACATCATAGTGTTCTGAACCATGCATATAGTCTATGGATTTTGATAAACTATTAAACCCAAAAGATTGTATTTTTTTTATTAATTTTTCAGTACGATCTTTAAACGACGGATCAATAAAATCATGAAATTCTACTGTGATTTGACTGATTTTTTCATAAGTCTTATCAGAGAGAGTCTCTAATATTTCATACTCAGAACCTTCTATATCTATCTTTAATACATCTATGATATCTATGTTATTATTATTTATTATAGTATCTAGAGAAATTGATTTTATTTTATGTGTAATGCCACTAAAATAATTAAAAATAGATGATCCATTATAAGGAGAATTAGGATCTTCTAAAAAATCAGTAATCTCATTATCTTTCTCAGATATTAAATTATTATATAAAATATAATTATCTTTAGCTACTAACTGTTTAAAATTTGTAGGATTGGCTTCTACTAGAATAGCTTTTTTTATTTTATATAGACTATTAAGCTCATCCGTAAACTCTCCTTTACAAGCTCCTAAATCAATTACTGTTATTTCAGGTCTTAGCTTTTCTTCATAAAAAGAAT